ATACAAGAAGACCTACACCAGAAATAATTACAAAGGGTATAGGCAAATTTATACTGAAAGGAAAAGATGAAAAGTTAGTTGCAGACATGTTAAGTGATAAGTCCATAGGGTCTTTGAAAAATGTTAATGTAAAAACTAAAAAGGTGAAATAGTTATGAGCAACAAAACAAAAGATATTCTAGATGAGATTCTAGATATAGAAGAATCGACAGCAGAACTTGTTGAGAAAAAACCAGATACTCTTACAGTTAAAAGAGATAATACACTTGATGATGTTGATACAGATTATAAATATCAGAGAGAGAACTTTTATAATTTAATTGAAAGAGGTCAAGATGCGATTGATGGTATACTAGAAGTTGCCAAACAATCCGACCATCCTAGAAGTTATGAAGTAGCAGGTAATTTAATTTCACAAGTTGCTGACATAACAGAAAAACTCGGTAAGTTACAAGCTTCCATGAAAAGATTAAAAGAAGTTCCAAACAATGCACCGAAGAATGTAACGAATGCATTGTATGTGGGTTCAACTGCTGAACTTCAAAAATTATTAAAAAAAGATAAGGAGAAATAATTATGGATTTATCTTTTATAACAGCAGACTTATTAAATGATATAAGTTGGTTTGATGGTATAATGTATATTATACTAGGACTTGTAGTGTATACTGCAATAAGATATATCAATAAAAAAATCTAATGGCAACTGACCAAAATCAATATCTAGGTAATCCACTTCTAAAGAAAGCTAATGTTCCTGTAGAGTTTACGAAAGAACAGATACAAGAATATCAGAAGTGTATGGATGACCCTGTTTACTTTATACAAGAGCATATGAAAATTGTATCTCTTGATGAAGGTCTTGTGCCATTTAAAATGTATGACTTTCAAAAAAACATGGTAAATACATTTCATGATAATCGTTTTACAATCTGTAAACTTCCTAGACAGTCTGGTAAGTCAACAACAATTATAGCATATCTATTACACTATGTTTTATTTAATCCAAATGTAAACATTGCTATACTTGCAAACAAATCATCTACTGCTAGAGATATACTAGGTAGATTACAATTAGGATATGAAAATTTACCTAAGTGGTTACAACAAGGTGTAATCTCATGGAACAAAGGAAGTTTAGATTTAGAGAATGGTTCAAGTATTCTCGCAGCATCCACATCGGCAAGTGCAATTCGTGGTGGTTCTTATAACATTATATTCCTTGATGAGTTTGCATATGTACCATCAACATTAGCTGAAGAATTTTTTAGTTCTGTATATCCTACAATATCATCTGGTAAATCTACAAAGGTAATGATAGTATCTACACCACATGGTATGAATATGTTCTATAAACTATGGACAGATGCACAAAGTAAAAAGAATGATTATATTCCAATAGAAGTACATTGGTCAGAAGTACCAGGTCGTGATGAAGTATGGAAAGAAGAAACAATCAGAAACACATCTCAATCACAATTTAACTCAGAGTTTGAATGTGAGTTCTTAGGTTCTATTGATACACTAATTGCTCCACACAAATTAAAAGTAATGCCTTATGTTGACCCAATACAAAGTAACGCAGACTTAGATATATTTGAAAGACCAGACCCAAAGAAAACTTATTTTCTTACTGCAGATGTTTCACGAGGAACATCACAGGATTACTCAGCATTTTTGGTATTAGATGTAACAGAAATGCCATATAGGGTTGTTGCAAAATATAGAAACAATGAAATTAAACCTCTAATATTCCCACAAAAAATACACGAAGTTGCAAAGGCATATAACGAATGTTTTGTATTAGTCGAAGTAAATGATATAGGAGAACAGGTTGCAAATGCTTTACAATATGACTTAGAATATGATAATCTAGTCATGGCATCTATGAGAGGTCGTGCTGGACAAATACTAGGAGCAGGATTCTCTGGTGGTAAGGCACAGTTAGGAGTAAGGACTACTAAGGCAGTTAAAAGAATAGGATGTTCTAATTTAAAACAATTAATAGAATCAGATAAACTATTAATACCAGACTATGATATTATGAGTGAGTTATCTACATTTATTGTAAAAGGTTCTTCATGGCAGGCAGATGATGGTTGTACAGATGATTTAGTTGCATGTCTATTCATATTTGCATGGGCAGTTGACCAAGTATACTTTAAAGAATTAACTGATAATGATATAAGAGAAAGAATGTATGCTGAACAAAAAGAACAGTTAGAACAAGACATGGCTCCATTTGGATTTGTGGATAATGGAATAGACAATCCACATCTAGAGGAAGAAGAAGTAGATGAGTATGGTAATCGTTGGACTACTGTGGTTAGAGATTTTAATTCAGACTGGTAATCATAAAAATGTTGGGTCTAATAAATCATTCTCAATCTTAATCATACAATTAGAACATACAATCTTAGAAGAATCTATTAGTCTTTTTACAGTTTTTCTACTAGTATCATTCATGCCAACTCTTTTAATAGTCTTACGAATCTCTTTATCATGAGGATAAAATCTTAAACAAGCTATTTCAGGTTCACCACAATGTATACATTTAGTATTTACTAAATATTGATTTAAAGAAGAAACTCTTTTATGATAGTTTCTTTTTGTAACTTCTTTGATAGTATCTTTATACTTTTTGTAATGATTACTTGACATAATACTATTTATATGTTCAACAACATATAAAAACAAATTCTAGAATATGATTTTTTTATAAATATAATCAAAGAACATAAAGAATAAACTTTATAATTAATAGGAGTAAGTCAATGGCGTTTTTAGTGTCACCAGGCGTACAAGTAAATGAAGTCGATTTAACCAATGTTGTACCTGCCGTTGCAACTAGTATTGGTGCAATTGCTGGAGCTTTTGAAAAAGGGCCTGTATCCACAATAGTTAATATCTCTAGTGAAGAAGAACTAGTAGAGATATTTGGTAAACCAACAACAACTGGTAATCAATTCGAAACATTTTTTAGTGCCGCAAACTTTTTAAAATATACAGATTCACTTAAAGGTGGTTAGAGCAGAGAGTGCTATAGTAAATGCTGGAGCAAACTCTGGTATATTAATCAGAGATTTAGACCATTACGATGCAAGTTTCTCAACAGGACAAGGTTCTCATGGAGAATGGGCTGCAAGAACAGCTGGAACATGGGGTAACTCATTAAGAGTAGAAATATGTCCAAGTGCAACTGCATACGAACAGGATTTAAGTACAAATAACTTAGTAAATCAAGCAGATGTTGCTGTAGGAGATACAACGATTGACGTAGATGATGCTGATGGTGTAGGTTATGCATTTAATGTAGGTGATTTAATATCATTCTATTCAGATACAGCAAACACAGTATCAGTAGATGACTTCAACGAATATGAAGTTACTGCAATTAATACATCAACAAATGCACTAACAGTCAGATTAAAAGATGACCCATCTGGTGCTGGTTTACAAACTGCAATTCCAAATGATTCAAAAATTAAAAGACGCTGGAAATATGCTGATTTATTTCAAGGTGCTCCTGGCACATCAGACTATAATACAAACAATGGTCGTGGCACAGGTGATGAACTACATGTAGTCGTTGCTGATGCTGATGGTAAAATAACAGGATATGATACAGATACAGCAGGAAATAGAACAAGGGCAGTTATCGAAACATTCGGTTTTATGTCTAAAAACTCTAGTGCAAAAGGACCACAGGGTGATAGTATTTACTACCCAGATGTAATTAGAGCTAAATCAAATTACATTTATTGGACAGACCATATAAGTGCTGGTAGTAATTGGGGAACTGATGTTACAGCTGCTTATACATCTGTCATACCAATAGAAATTGATACTCTAACAGGTGGAACAGATGACTATGCTCTTACTGCTGGAGAAATCGAAGTTGCTTATGATAAGTTTAAAGATACAGAATCAGAAGATATCAATTTAGTTATCGGTGGTTCATCAAGTATCGTTGCTGATACATCTACAGGTCATGATACTCATGTCACAATGATTACAAACTTAGTTGAAGGTAGAAAAGATTGTGTTGGATTTACTTCACCATATCGTTCTGCTACAGTCGGTGTCACAACATCTGCTAAACAAGCAAGTAATGTAAGAGTTGCTGCTGACTTATGTCCAAGCTCATCTTACATGGTATTCGATAGTGGATATATGTACATGTATGACAAGTACAATGATGCTTATAGATTCGTACCTCTAAATGGTTCAACTGCTGGACTGTGTGCAAACACAGACCAAGTTGCTGATGCATGGTTCTCACCTGCTGGTTACACTAGAGGAACAGTCAGAGGAGCAATTAAATTATCATTTAACCCAGACAAGGCAGATAGAGATGTTCTTTATCAGGCAAGAGTTAACCCAGTCGTTAACTTCCCAGGCCAAGGTGTAACTTTATTTGGTGATAAAACTGCTCAAACTAAACCAAGTGCTTTTGACAGAATTAATGTTAGAAGATTATTCTTAGTATTAGAAAAAGCAATTGCTACTGCTGCTAAATTCCAACTCTTTGAATTCAA